TATGACTCGGTAAGCGTCGGCGCAAACCCCGTCTCGTTTAAGTTTGACAAAGCAGGAGTCATGGTTGTGTCAAAAGCACAGCTCATTGAGCTCTCACTTGTCGCGGTTCCTGCTTTCTCGGAAGCAGTAATCACAGAAATCGCAGCCTCGGCCGATCCTGAGGATGTTGAAGAAAATACCCAACCCATAGACACCCCTCAGGAGGACAACGTGTCAGAAGAAATCAAGGCCGAGTCAGCAGAGTCGGCAACAACCCCAACAAACCCAATCATTTACGCACAAGCCAAAAAAGAGTTCAAACTTCCTTCGGCTGGCGAATGGATCTCCGCCCAGATGCAAGGTGGCGCTATCGCTGCCGAGTTCAACGCTCGAGTCCGCGCTGCAGCACCAGACGTGACCACAGCCGACCTCGATGGAATTTTGCCTCTTCCCATCATCTCTCCAATTTATTCGGGAATTCAAGGCTTGAGGCCTGTGGTAGATGCAATTGGCTCACGCCAAATGCCACAAAGCGGCAAGGTGTTCATCGTTCCAAAAATCACGACTCACACTTCTATCGGTGGCCCACAAACACAGAACACCACAATCACCGCCGGACAATTCATTGTCGATGACATCCAAATCACAAAAGACATCTACGGCGGATACGTCGAAGTGTCCGAGGCTTCAATTGACTGGACTTCGCCAGAAGTTCTCCAAGGTCTCCTTGAGGACATGGGCAAAAAATACGCCCTTGCCACAGACAATGCAGCAGCCGACGCGCTTCTCGCTGGCACATCACAGACCACAGGCAACGTCGCTCCGACAGACCCTGCAGACTGGATCGCTAAGGTTTACGCTTGCGCGACAACCATCTTGAGCAATGGCTACTACCTGCCAGATCATCTCTTTGTTTCTCCAGATGTGTTCGCACAGCTCGGACAACTCAGCGACACAGCAGATCGTCCATTGTTCCCACAAGTGGGTCCGATGAACGCATTTGGCACAATGAACCCAGGCTCACGCGAGTCAGTCGTGTTCGGTTTGCGCCTTGTAGTTGATACCAACTTCGCAGCGAAGACCACGATCGTAGGTGCAGCGGCTACCGGTGCTTTCCGTTGCTATGAGCAGCAGAAGGGCGCTATCAGCCTTGACAATCCTTCAACCTTGTCGCGCACAATCGCCTTCCGTGGCTACTTCGCTCCGAAGATGATTGACGCCAACCAGTTCATGAAGATCCCACAGGCCTAAACCTTAAGCACCGCCCGAGAAAGTTTGCATCATGGCAGTTTACGCAGTCACTTTTCATCAGCGACTAGACGACTATGCCGTGGTGCAAACTCTCGAGGACACGGATATCGGTATCGGTCAAAGCATCACGCTTGCAGGCTTAGGCCACAGCTTGAACGGCACACACACCGTTTATGCGATCAACCCTTATTATTTCATAGGCGTTGACGAAGAAGGCGACCTGCTTTTCAACTACGACATCTACATCGGCAACCAAGTCATCTTCTATGACGCTGGCGACGATCTAGAACGTAGTGCAGCTATCCCGACGGGGACGCTCACCTGGACTCAGACCTGCACATGGATCGCAAGTTCGGACGTGCTCGCTTGGCTCGGCATATCGGTCGCAACCGCCAACGACACAGCCTTCGTTGGCTCATGCACGGATGCAGCTAACGCGTTCGCGTTTCGGCGACGGAAAGAAGCAGGTTATTTTGACTCGCTCACTACCGTCCCAGGCGCGGACGTCAAACTCGGGACAACAATGCTCGCTGGCGCTCTTTACCGTGAACGCGGAAGCGTTGACTCCTTCGCCAGTTTTGAAGCGATGAACATCCCTGGCACAGTTGGCTCGATGGGACAGATCAACCGTCTCCTAGGCGTTAATCGGAGCCAAGTCGCATGAGTGCTAGTGGCATCTTCGCAAGCGCCCAGAGCACCCTTGTAGCCTCGCTCACGGGACTCGGGCTGGCGGTCGTAACAGACTCTCGCAACGCTCGCCCAATGACAGTCTTTGTCGAGCCTCCGACGTTCACCTGCTTTAACAGCAACATCGCCGAAATCACTTTCGGACTGAGGATCCTCGCAGCTCCCCCAGGCAACAGCGACGCCGAGGATTACCTCATCACCACAGCCGACACAATCATGAACAGCGCGATCTCCCTCATCTCGGGCGCTCCATCTGTCACGACCATCGGATCACAAGACATCCCGTCATACGACCTCACAGTTCGTGTGGCAACTTCAAGAAACCCATAACAGGAGAAAAATATGGCAACTACAACATTCCTCGGAAACGCAACCATCAACATCACCCCCACAGGCGGAACCGCCTACGACGTAACCGATAATTGCCGGTCATGTTCCGTGTCGGTCGGCTACGAGTACCTCGAGAGCACCGCGTTCGGCGATACAGGCCGACGTGCCGTCCAAGGATTACAGACTGTCTCCGTGGAAATGGAATTGTTCCTCTCCTACGGCGTCGGCGAAGTTGAAACACTCATGGCAGCAATTCAAACCGCTGGCAGTTGCTCAATGGTCATCTCGCCATCAGGCACGACAGAGTCTGCCAGTAACCCAGAGTTCGTGCTCACCAATTTAACGACCGACGCCAACATGGGCATCGTCTCAACTGTCGGAGAATTAGCGGTCGCCTCGCTGTCGTTTACTAACGGCACATGGGTACGAGACATCACCCCCTGATCCATAAACAAACCTTTACCGTGCAAAGGAAACCATGAAACTATCCATCAGAGTTAACACCGGCGGAGACGACTACATCGTCGAAACCAACCTCTACCACATCATTCAACTAGAGCGAAAATACAAAGTGAAAGCATCCGATCTAGCAAACGGGATCTCAATAGAGCAACTCGGGTTCCTAGCTCACGAAGCAGCCAAGACTGGAAACTTCGCTCCACCATTGCAACTGGACGACTTCCTCAAAAAACTTGTCACTCTGGATGTGTTGGAGAATGAAGCAGCAAACCCCACCGAAGGGGATCAGTAGCAAGAACGCTCGCCGAGTTACTTGTCGAGACTGGCTACTGGCCCCCAGACATAGACTTCACTTTGCAGGATCTCATGACTTGCGTAGATGTAATTAACACTCAGAGAAAGAGCAAATAATGACAGCAACAGCGCGAACCGAATTCATCGGCGGTGCAGCTGCTATCAAAGCTCTCAAAAGCATCGACCCCGAATACCGCAAACAGTTCAACCGTGACGCAAAGAACATCGTCGCGCCACTACTCGCCGAGGCAAAAGGCGCTTACCCATCAATGCCTTTGTCGGGCATGAAGTACAAGTGGACAGACAAACGCGGTCGGACTCTTCTACCTTGGACGGTGAACAAGGTTCGCTCGGGCGTCAAGTTCAAAACTTCTACGCGCCGAAACAAGTCCGCTGTGCTTTATGTGACCCAGAGCGACCCAGCAGGCGCGATCTTTGAGGTCGCTGGCAAGGCGAACCCAGGCACAAACTTCAACAGCAATCTCAGAGACAGAGCCCCTCGAGTCTTGTGGCCTACGGCAGAAAAACATCTCCCAGACGTTGAGCAAGGTCTGTCGGATCTTGTGCGCGACGTAATGAAGAAAGTTAACGAGGAGACGCGCTAATGGCTATCAACATTCCGATCATTACCGAGTACGTCGGCGCTGGGGTAGATAAAGCGATCCGCGAGTTTAAGCAGTTAGAAACGACGGGCGAGAAAGCCCAGTTTGCCATCAAGAAAGCAGCCGTCCCAGCAGCAGCAGCTCTAGTCGCTGTCGGCGCTGCAGCTTTCGATGCTGTCAAAGGTGCAATGGAAGATGCAGCAGCTCAAGAACAACTAGCTCGCAACATCCGAGGCGTAACTAATGCCTCAGACTCCGCAATCAAAAAAAATGAGGACTTCATTGCCTCGCTCTCGATGAGCACCGCGACCGCCGACGATGAACTCCGTCCAGCCCTGCAGAAACTCGTCGTCGGCACAGAAAACCTTGAGGAAGCCCAAAACGGGCTACGCCTTGCTCAAGACATCGCTGCAGGCACAGGCAAAGACCTCGCCACAGTTTCCGACGCGCTCGCCAAGGCTTACGCAGGCAACGACAAAGGACTCAAAGCCCTAGATCCGCGCATGAAGACCCTCCTCAAAGACGGGCTAGATGTCGAGGGCGCGATGAGCGTACTCGCAGACACTTTCGGAGGTGACGCTGCTGCAGCTGCAGACACCGCTGCAGGACGTTTCAAAAGACTCCAGATCGGACTATCCGAAACCAAGGAGTCAATCGGTGCAGCTCTACTTCCAGCAATCCAAGCTCTTCTGCCTTTTGTGGAAACGCTCGGCAACTGGGCACAAGAAAACACCACAATTTTCATTGCTGTCGGCGCAGCTATCGCAACCATTGCCGTCGCAGTTATCGCAGTCAATACCGCAAATAAACTGTGGGCAGCCACAGCCCTCGCTACAACAGCAATCAACGCAGCTCTCGCAACATCCTTTACAGCGCTCCAAGTTGCTACTGGAGCAATCATCATCACAGCCATTATCGCTGCAGTCGTTGCTCTGCAGGTCAAGTTCAACATCCTTGGCAAAGCAATAGACGGGGTCGCAGTTGTTGCGACTGCATTGTGGGACGGGATGAAAGCAGGCTTCGCTGGCGTTGTTAGCGCAATCGGCGCATACGTCAACGGTCTAGTCGCTGTCTATAAAGGCTTATTCAACGGCATCGCCACAGTCTGGAATAACACGGTCGGAAAACTCTCGTTCAAGATCCCAGGCTGGGTTCCAGGCATCGGCGGAGCAGGCTTCGACGTTCCCGATATCCCGATGCTCGCAAACGGAGGCATCGTTTCCTCTCCGACTCTTGCCATGATCGGCGAACGGGGCCCAGAAGCCGTCGTCCCACTCACAGGAAGCAACAGCCCAGGTCTTGGCAACAGCGTCACTATCAACGTCAACGGCGGAGACCCGAACGCAGTAGTCGCAGCTCTCCGTAGTTACATGAGGCAAAACGGCGCGATCCCGATCCGAACTACTAACCCATAATGCCTTTACAGACTTACACCGTTTCTTACTCTCTGGCATCGACCCCAGGCGTCATTGTTGATCTCTCGAATGTTGTGTCGTTCAATATGAAGCAGGGGCGCGAGAAACAACTTGACGAGTACTCGGCAGATACCGCTCAAATTACTCTCCGCTATCCGACGGGCTATGCGTCGCCGATCACCGCGCTAGTCCCAGGCAACATCATCCGCGTTAAGCACGACGGATCTGGGGAATATGTCTACGCTGGCTACATCTCAGGCGTAAGCGTGAACTACGGCATCCCGTACTCTGGGGGCGTCGGAAATGCGGACTTCATTAACATCTCATGTGAGTCTTACTTTGCGCGTTTCGGAAGACTCGAAGGAAACAGCCAAGCAATTACCGGCGGACTTTTTGCAACCGTCGCAGCCGACGTCCTTACCTATAGCGGTCTCACTATTAACCCACAGGCCAATGCGCTCACACAAAGCGTCTCGGCGTCCACGGTGACAAACACCTACGGCGAATGGCTGTCTCAGTACATCCGAACGATCAACGGACGGATGGCTCAAGCGGCAGCTGTGATCGTTTACGGCCCAGGCGACATCGTTGCCTCTTCCGCGTCGTTTTCCGACACAGCGAACAACGCCACGAACCAGGTTTATGACAACATCGAGTTTTCAGCGTTCGGCGACAACTACTACACACAGGTCACGGTGACGCCGACGGTTCCAGCTGCACAAACGGTCTCGAGCGGTGCTGGGCCTTACCGGTCGCTTAAGTTCAACACTTTTTCCAGCACGACGACGACGGCGCTCAATCTGGCGAATTTCATGCTCTCTCAATACTCAACTACGGATGTGCAGATCTCTAGCATTTCGTGCTTGTCGGAGGCTCAGACAAGTTTCAAACTCAACAACATGGGCGTACCGACGGCGCTACTAATCGGGATGCAAGTGCCGATTAAGTTCCGTGGCACGACGTATTATGGGATCATTGAGGGTTTCACTATGACGGCGACGCCCGAGTCGTCAAGGTGGACTTATTACATTTCGGGCGCGTCGCTTAACTCGACACTCATTTTGGACGATGCCGTTTTCGGCAAACTAGGGACAGGAAAATTGGGCTACTAATGGCTATAAAGACTTTTACTACTGGCGAAGTGCTGACCGCTTCAGACACAAACACGTATCTAGCAAACAGCGGTCTCGTGTTTATCAAACAGCAAACTATCGGGAACGCTGTTTCTAGCGTTTCCGTGACTAGCGCGTTCTCAACCGATTACGACAACTATCGGATAGTCATAAGCAAAACGACGGTTTCGGCTGTCGGCAACTCAGGATACATAACGATTAACGGTTCGACGGGTTCCACGTATTCATCAAACGGCATTTATATGACTCCAAGCTCAGCCACAGTCAATGGCTTAGCTCTAAATCAACAGTCACTCGGTTTTTGGCTTGGCATTACTGGCGGTGTTTGGTCTGGAAGTTTTGACGTAATTAGCCCATTTTTGGGTGCTGTTACTAACTTTTTTGGTCAATCTGGTGGCTCTGGCGGTACTTCTTACTACAACACAACAATGGCAGCAGACAGTAATGCGGCGTCGAGTACAGGTTTTTCAGTTGTTCAAGCTGTAGCAAACTTGACAGGCGGAACTATTACCGTTTTCGGCTACCGAAAGAGTTAAAAAATGACTAGACCAAATATACAAATAGAAGATGAAGTGCGCGAAATGACAGAAGAAGAATACGCCGATTATTTGCGCATTACCGAAAACAGTTTTAAGGTTCCCAATGCTTTGGCGGATTAGTTTTGTGGCGCTCCTGTTCGGCGCAATCTTCACCGCCTGCGGAGACCGTGAACGCGTTAACTGCCCACTCACCAAAAACAAAGCGCTCCGCTCAACCACTATCACCGTCGATACCGCCTCAGTCGGCACGACCCGAGCACTAGAGAACCGATGCCGATGAAACTTCCACCACTACGCCCACGGATGAACAACGACGAAATCAAAGCGCGACTCATACTCATCGTCGGCATCACGCTCTCATTCACGTTCTTTATTTCCACAGCAGCTCTGCTCTACGGACTTCTCTTTGTAACCCAGCCTTTAGAGGTCTCGGACAACGACAAGAGCGCCTGGAGCCTGCTTTCCCCGATGATGATGTTCCTAACAGGATCACTCGCTGGCGTCCTTGCATCTAACGGCCTGAAACATACGAAGGAAAAAGATGACAACCCCGACAAGTAAAGCAATGCCGTACACCGGCAACAAAGACGCCAGCGCAACAGGCAAAGCAACCCCAGGCGCGATCAAGTTTCTTGAAATCCTCGGACACAAATGGGGTTTCACGAACCTCGGGATCTACGCCTACCGACCTATGCGCGGATCAACCATGCTCTCAGTACACGGCACAGGACGCGCCTTTGACGCTGGCTACAAACAAAGCAACCAGAAACTCGTCACCGAAATATGCGACTGGCTCGCCGATAACCACGTCGCCCTCGGCATCGAGGAGATCCATCAATACGTCTGGGGGACACACGGACGCGGTTTCCGTTGCAACCGTGATGGCAAGCCAGGCTGGAAAGAATGGGACGCCGAAAACAACGGAGGCCCAGGCGGATACTGGATCCACGTTGAGGTCTCGCCGACGTTCGCGCAAAACAAGCAGCTCATCATTGCAGGCTGGAAAAAAATGATCCCCACATTCGTCACACCGATCGTGTAACTTCTCTAGCGTCACCTTCTATCCCTACTACGGAGGCACTAATGGCAGGCAAAATTATCCGACCCGACGACTGGGACGAAGGCACTCTGTTCCATGCACCATTGCATCGAGAGCCCGACCAGCCCACAAGCGTCAAAGGCGCTAAAGACGTCAAACACCGGCGAACATCCCAGGCGATGCTTCTACTCATTGAGTACCGGAACCACGACCTCACCGATGAAGAAGCAGGAGCCCGATCAGGGCTGATCAGGCGCTCACGGTGCTACTGGAAAAGATGCTCCGATCTTCGCTCAGCTGGGTATATCGTGAACACAGGAAAGACGCGGATCGGATCCGCTGGATCTGCACAGATGATCTGTGCCATTACCCCAGAGGGCCTCAAGGCTCTTGATTAGGAGGAATTATGTTCACTCGATCAAAGGATCGTCGTTAAGCGACTCGCGGCAGCCGTGCTACTTATTGCCGCTTTCCACCCATCTCCAGCAAGTGCCGAGGCTCTGCCTTTCCGATGCGAATACTACGCAACGAAAGCAGTCCAACTCGGCTGGCCTAAAAAGGAGAAACCGATGCTCATGAAGATTATGTGGCGCGAGTCGCGTTGTCAGACCACAAGCATCAACCGCAAAGACCCTTACGGCGGATCTTTCGGATTACTACAAATAAATGCAAGTAATGTCGGCTGGGCAAAACGCGGAGGCTGGATCAACAGTCAAGACGACCTGCTCAAAAGAAACCAAAACCTCAAGGTCGGACTAGAGCTGTGGAAACTCTACGGCTGGCGACCCTGGGGAACTAAATCATCCCAATAACAGAAAGAGCCCCTACATGGCATTTAACTTAGACAACTACGAGCCAGTAGCGCCCAGACTGGCGCGATGGTTAGAAGCAGCAGAAGATCCTCGAGTCATCACATCGCTCATCGCTTACGAGCCAGGCAAGTGGTGCATCTTCAAGACTGATCTCTACGAAGGCGAAAAGATGATCTCAACAGGTCACGCCTACGAAGAGCACACCGAAAAAGGCGTCAATTCCACGAGCTTTATGGAGAACTGTGAGACGAGTTCAACGGGACGCGCGTTGAGCAATTTCGGGATGGCAGGCTCAGATCCGTCCAAACGCCCCTCTCGTGAAGAGATGACAAAAGTACAACGCATGACACCCAGCGACGCTCCTGAAGGCACACAGCGCCCACAGGCGTCACCCAATAAGCCAGCATCAGACGCGCAACTCGGGCTCATCCGCACACTTTCCAAGAAACTCGGTTTTGAAGCACATTTCCCACCGAACTTCACATCGTTTGACGCCTCACAAGTCATCCAAGAATTGAAAGGCAACGTCATCCCGTTAGCGATCCGCGCCGAGTCTCAGGAGGATCCGTTCTAATGCAGCTCATCGGAAAAATCATTGCGTCCGCCATTATCGTCGGACTAATCACGTTGGTCATTGAGGCCATAATTTACGAGCGCGAAGTCACATCAAAAAGCAAACAAGAGAGGCCCTTCTATGAGTGACGATCAAGTATGGAACGCGTTTATCAGCGCGATACCGGCACAAGACAAAGCCCGACACGATCTAGAGAACTTTCAGGCGCGACTGCTTAAGAACGCGCTACAGGAAATTGAGGATCTGAAACTGGAGATCATCCAGCACAGAGCCGAGATCGTGCAGCTGGAAGAAGTGCTGCAGGGCTACTCGAGCCTGCTCCATGACGTAACACAAGACCGAGACCGCTTTCGGGACGACTGGAAAGCAATGACACAGGAGGCTTCAAGATGGCGCAAATGACAGAAGACGACCACTACGAGATCAAGGTTTACCCAAAAGGCAACAGGATCGTCCTCAGGTTCGTCGGCGACTGCTGGGACGTGCATAACTATGAGATGACATACAACTCATACGTCGCGCCATTGGTGAGGCGCTACTCGAACGACTGGATGACCTGGGGCGACCGCGAAACCATCGCCGAGGGCTACTACCAATGGATTTGGGAAAAACGAGAGCTCGACATTAAGGGAGACGGCTAGATGGTCGCTCTCAGCGAGAAAGAGTTTCAGAACAAAGTCATCGCCCTGGCGATCATGTATGGATGGCGCGTGACACACTTCAGAGCCTCGCAGGTCGGCGGGAAGTGGATGACTGCCATACAGGGGCACTCAGGGTTCCCCGATCTTGTGATGGCTCACCCAGAAAAAGGACTCATCTTTGCCGAACTCAAGACCGAACGAGGACGCTTAGACCCAGCACAGATCAACTGGCTCCGAACCATTGACGCAGCTGGAGCCGAGGCTTACTGCTGGAGACCATCAGATATGCAATTCATTACTAACCGACTACTAGAGAAAGCCCCTACGAAATGACCATTATCAGAGCCGAACGGCCACACATCAACTACACGATCATCAAAAACGAGACACTCAGGAACAACTCACTCTCATTCCGTGCTCGAGGAATACACGCTTACCTGCTATCCATGCCGGACAACTGGCGCACATCAGCGCTCCAAATGTCACGCCAAGGACAAGAAGGGCGCGACGCCATCCTCAAAGCACTCCAAGAGTTAGAAGACGCAGGTTTTGTAAAGCGCACCAAAAGCCAGGACGCTCGAGGACGCTGGCACTCAGAGATCATTGTCTATGACGAGTGCTGCTTGACGCGTGTGGAAATGCTGTGGAAAAGACGTGGAGAAGAGAAAACACCGACGCCTGAAAAACCGACGTCGGATAATCAGGCGTCCTATAAAGAACTAATAACTAATGACGTTGAGAAAAAATCGGAGACATTACTCAAGACCCGAACGCTTATCTGTGGACAATGCGGAGGATCAGGGCGCGTTCTGGGCTTCATGGATCACCCCATGGAATGCCCAGACTGCCACGGCGACGGCATCCAACAATGAGCACAGCAAGACGCAAAGACCTTGATAGCGCGTCATACCGAAAGAACCGAGAGACTTTCCTCAACGAGTGGGACGGCGCGTGTCATTGGTGCAAGCGCGCTCGAGCAACAACCATCGACCACGTCATAGAGCAAGATCGGGGAGCAGACCCCACAGATCAAAGCAACTGGGTCGGAGCCTGCCACAAATGCAACAGCCGACGCGGAGCCGAGTACCTAGCAAAGAAAAGAGCTGCGACAGTTCAAGCAAGAACAAAAGCACAAAATCAAACGCAAAATGCAAAAAATCGAAACAATTTTTTTGAAATTGAAAAAACATTCACCCCGACCCCTTCCATGCATCTATCCCAGAAAGCAGGGAACGAGCCTGAAGTCGCTGGATCTCGGCGTATGGTGTCTGATGCTCCTGGGCCTGGGCTTATTGCTCCTCGGCTGATGTCTGGGTTGTTGGGATGTGGCAGTTACGGAGACGAAGTTGCAGCTCTCGCGCATGACGTGATGAACATCGATCTCATGCCTTGGCAAAAATTGGCACTTCAAGGACAACTGGAGCACGATGAGAACGGGGATCTAGTCCGTCGGCGTTCTCTGGTTTCGGTTGCTCGGCAGAACGGCAAGACCGTCGCGCTAAAGGCTTTCATCTTGTGGGCCTTGGTGAAGGAACCGATCCGACGTGGCAAGCCAGTCCTCGTGATCTCTACCGCTCACCAGTTGGATCTCGCTGTGGAGATCTTCGAGCAGTTGGCTCCGCTACTCGAGGCGAAGTTCGGCGCAAAGGCTTACTGGAGTTACGGTCGTAACGAGGTTGTCATGCCGGACGAGTCGCGCTGGCTAGTCCAAGCTGCAACACCGAAAGCGTTCCACGGTTTCTCGCCGACGTACATTGTTGCCGACGAAGTCTGGAACATCTCCGCGGACGTTCTTTTCAATGGCGCTTTACCATCTCAACGCGCAATGCAATCTCCGTTGTTGTCGTGCTGGAGCACCGCTGGCACCGAAGACTCACATGCGATGCTCAAACTCAGAGAGGAAGCACTCCGCGCTATTGACGAAAAGAAGTTCTCTAAATTGTTCTTCGCCGAGTGGAGCGTTCCCCCAGGCGTTGACCCGATGGTTGAGAAGGGCTATTGGGCGATGGCAAACCCAGCGATCGGCTACACCTTGGATCCCGAGATCTTGGTGGATGAGTCCGAGCAGGTGGACAAAGCAGCCTTCATGAGAGCATCTTTAAACTTGTGGATCTCGAGCGCTAACTCGTGGTTGAACCCTGGCGTCTTTGACAAGTTGACAACTTCTGTGATGCCAGAGGGGGGCGTCCTTGCCGTTGACTCCAGCATTGACGAAAGTCTCTACTGTGGGATTAGGGCACAGCTCAACGACGAAGGACAGATCGCTGTGACTGTCGAGTTTGTGACAGACACTCTCAGCGCTTGCTGGGAGAAGGTGCATGAGTCCGCTAAGACTTGCCGACAAATCGCGCTCACGCCTTCGCTATTCCAAATGGCCCCAATGGATCTAGACAAGAAAAAAATAGACGTCGGCTATGGAGAACTTGTCACCCACACGAGCACGATCCGTCAGCTCATTTCCGAAGGACGCCTAGTGCATACCGGCGAGCAAATGCTCCTCGAGCACGTCAACCGCGCCGTCGGCGTCAAGACACAGTCTGGCTACACGATTAGCAGCCAAAAGAGCAGCGGCCCGATCACGATGGCAAGGTGCATGATCTTCGCAGCTGCACTCGTAGCCAAGCCGACCCAAAAGGCAAGAGCAGCCATCGCCTTCGGTAGGTGATCACTTTCTATCTTTTCTCGGAGTCCTTGCTTTTATTACGCGCTGGGTAGAGACTCCAGGTGATGCCTCTCTTCGGTAAAAAGATCACCGCGCCAGCGTATAACTCCGCCCCACTAGGAGCTGCTGCAGGCGCGTCTCAGATAGGCCAGTTTTACTCGTACTCCGTAGGGGCGTTCGAGGAAGCTGCACTATCTGTCCCCACCATCGCTCGGGCTGTTTCGTTGCTCTCGACGGTGGTGGGAACCCTCGACATGAAGAGCTATGTCCTGCAATGGAACGGCGAAGAGTACGAAAAGATTTACGTCGAGGGCGAGTCATGGATGAGCCGACCTGACCCAAAGGTCACGCGCAACTTCATTATGGCGAAAACCGCTAAGGATCTCATCCTTTACGGTCGCGCTTTTTGGGCGGTCACGTCGCGCTATAGCACAGGCTTTCCAGCAACTTTCCAATGGCTCCCAGCAAACCTTGTCCAGACTCCAAGCAATGCTCCGCCTGAATGGTTCGGGCCAGCAGATGAACTTGAGTTCAACGGTCTCCCACTCGACCCAAGCAACGTGATCCAATTCCTCAACGGCAACCTCGGCGTCATCTACTCAGGCCGTCGCTCAATTCAGATCGCACTCAAACTAGACCAGAGCGCGGAGCGTTTTGCTTCAAATGAAATCGCTGCTGGCTATCTTCAGCAAAAAGGCGGAGAGCCAATGTCGGGCGAAGAGCTCGGAGAAATGGCTGCAGCCTGGGCTTCCAACCGTCGCTCCAATGCGATCGGCGCTTTGAATGAGTTTGTGAACTTTGTTTCCTTTGACCAAGACCCGAGCAAATTGCAGCTCGTAGAAGGACGCGAGTATCAGACAAAAGAACTGTCTCGCCTTATGGATATTCCTGCCTACTTGCTTGCTATTGACCAGAGCGGTATGACTTACGCAAACGCTCAGCAGGCTCGACAAGACTTGCTTCTCTTCGGAGCGCGTCCGCTGCTTCATGCCATAGAGGAACGTCTCAGTATGGACGATGTTCTTCCTCGAGGACGCCACACACAGTTTGACCTTGACGAATACGTCGGCGAATACGCCCCCGATATGGCAGAGCCAGTCATGCAAGAGCCAGCAGCTAACCCTCTCTCCGATACAAACAACCTGGAGTAATCATGATCCATTTCCACGCAGACCTAGATCTCATTATCGCCGAAGCAGGCGACGAGAACCGCCCAGCGCGTATCGCCGGTATTGCCGTCCCCTGGGATGTTGTTGCAACTGTTTCAGGAGGTCAGCGCGTCAAGTTTCTTCGTGGCGCGTTTGACCTAACTCAAAAGCCAGCAAAACTTTTAGAGAACCATGACATGAACCAATTACGCGGAGTAGTTAATGCTCTCGCCGATAGCGATGCAGGCCTCGAGTTTGAAGCAACGCTGGCGGACACTCGCGCATCAAAAGACGCAGTCGCCTTGCTTAAGGCTGGCGCGTATGACTCGGTAAGCGTCGGCGCAAACCCCGTCTCGTTTAAGTTTGACAAAGCAGGAGTCATGGTTGTGTCAAAAGCACAGCTCATTGAGCTCTCACTTGTCGCGGTTCCTGCTTTCTCGGAA